GGTCATTGCCATGACGTTGCAAACGAGGTAGTGGCGGAATAGGTAAACGCTAAAGCACGCCCTTAATGAGGCCAGCGTATAGGCAGTGGAAATAGGCTTGGGCTGGACGATCGCTGTCATGCAAGGTGCAAATCCTTGCCTACCTCATTACCACTTAGGAAAGGGGTGAAAATGTGAACACTTATGAAGTCGGTGAATTAGTTGAATATGAAGGAGAAATTGGGATTGTGTACTGGAATCAAAACAAAGCCATGAATTTAAAAAAAGATGATGGATATATAGGTATCGACTTATTAACCGGTACTAGAGGCTTTGTTGGACCAGTGAAAGTTGATACTGTTAAAAAATCGTCAATTAGAGCATTAACCGAATATTACCAAAACGAATTAAGAAAAATTGAAGAACGTTTTGATGGATATCGGTTTAACTACAAAAGGATGAAAAAATTAGAAAAGCAAAACAAACTTTTAGTTGAGTTATTAAAAACTTATTTAGATTGAAAGGGGAGAAACACATGGTTCAAGTCAGATTGTTCGAAGGTTGGAGTTTTGAAAGGGAAGTAAACCATTGGTTAGAGGAATGCAAAGACTTTGAAATCATTGACATTAAAATGCAGTTTGTTGGTCCAGAGGATGAAAGTTATCCATACGTTTTAGTCATTTTTCAAAAGGATGTGTGAACATGCAATTAAAAGAAGGTACGAAAGTTTATTTAACAACCGGCGATGTATTCATTATAGATAATTCAATGTCAAGAGTTGATAGTTGCACTATTTGGGATGTGGACCGTTTTGTAAAAGAAGGTCTATTGCTAACGTCTAACGGAAAGGTGGCGTAATAAATGAAGAAGCTAGATGTTTATATATGCGCTGATTTTGCACACGAGTTTGCTGTTCCTGATGGTGAGGAACCTAGCATTTGTCCGTTGTGTAAATGCGATGAAATTGATTTCAGTCGCGAACTTATTTTTTTGGAGGTGAGAAGATAAATGGCGATTGACATTCAAGATCCACGAATCACACGCACTTTACAGACTGGCTATCCAGAGCCAGTTAACGACGAACCATTTTGTGATGATTTCTTTGGGAACGAAATTATGCCGGGTGATGAGTATTTGGAATGGGAAGATGATGTTTTTCGGTTAGATGATATTTCCTATGATTTAAAGAAGTTTCTTTTACATCTTGGGGCTATAGAAAAAATTGCAAAATAAAACTCCCGCCAGGCAATAACGGGAGTTACGGTCTCAAGAATATTAAATTTGATTCAATTATAACACGTCAGTTTAATTTGGTAAAGGAGGATAAAATACATGGCAATGAATCAAAATGCTATCCATACGATCAATATGAGTCGTTTTGAATGGCTTCAAGAACGGACCAAAGGTATCGGTGGAAGTGACGCTGGTGTCATCCTTGGGTTAAACAAATACAAAACTGCATTTGAATTATGGCTCGAAAAAACTGGACAAGTTGAACCTCAAGAGATTGATAGTGAAGCAATTTATTGGGGTAATCAAATGGAAGATGTTGTGGCCAAAGAGTTTGAAAAGAGAACGGATAAAAAGGTAAGAAGAGCAAATTTCATGTTTAGTCATCCAGAATATCCGTTTATCCGCGCGAATGTGGACCGAATGGTTGTTGGTGAATCTGCTGTTCTCGAGTGTAAAACAGCTAGTGCATATCTTTCTAAAGAATGGGAAGCAGATGAAGTCCCAGCAACATATTTAGTCCAAGTTCAACATTATCTAGGAGTAACTGGTAAAGAGAAAGGTTATATCGCTGTATTAATCGGTGGAAATCGCTTCATATGGAAAGAAATCGAACGTGATGAAGAACTGATCAACATGATTTTTGAAGCCGAAAAGAATTTTTGGACTGTGAATGTTGAACAAGGGATTGCTCCTAACTTAGATGGGTCCAGTGCAGCTGAACAGTACTTAAAAGAAAAGTATGCAGTAGCTGAGAAAGATAAAGAAATTGTGCTCCCAAGTGAATATAAAGACCTTATCTACCAATATGAACAAATCAAACAGGACGCAGATTTAATCAAAAAAGCTAAAACGGAAATTGAAAATAAAATCAAAGCTGAATTAAAAGAGGCTGAGAAAGGGATTGTTGATAATTTCATAGTTACTTGGAAAAATCAAACGCAACAGAGAGTCGATTCCAAGGCTTTGAAAGAGAAGTTCCCGGATATTTACAAGCAAGTTTTAAAAGAAATTTCTATGCGCAAATTTGCAATTAAGGAGGTCAAATAATGGCTACAAACCAAGATCTTAAAAATCAACTAGCCAATAAAAACGAAGCGCCAAGAACAGTGTCAGCTCAATCGTTAGGGTTAAAGGCACTTCTTAGCACACCAACCATGAAGAAAAAATTTGAGGAAGTTTTAGACAAGAAGGCACCTCAATTTATGGCATCCTTGCTTAATCTATACAATGGTGATCCTTCCTTGCGTGAATCCGAACCTATGAGCATCGTTTCAAGTGCAATGGTTGCAGCATCTTTGGACTTGCCGGTTGATAAAAACCTAGGCTATGCATGGATTGTCCCTTTCTATGATTCGAAAAAAGGATACAAGGTAGCACAATTTCAACTGGGTTATAAAGGATATATTCAGTTGGCACTTAGGACTGGTCAATATAAGTCAATTAATGTAATTGAGGTCCATGAGGGCGAATTAGTGAAATGGAATCGACTAACAGAGGAAATTGAATTGAATTTAGACGGAGCAACAAGCGATAAAGTTATTGGTTATTGCGGTTACTTCAAGTTAGTGAATGGATTCGAAAAAACAGTCTACTGGACACGTGAACAAATAGAATCCCATCGTATCAAGCATAACAAATTGAAAGATAAAAAGGCGCTAAATGGAGTTTGGAAATCTGATTATGATGCTATGGCCTTGAAAACAGTTCTCAGAAACATGTTGAGCAAATGGGGAATCTTGTCTATTGAGATGCAAAAGGCTTTTACTGAGGACGAAGCTGAACATGAAGTTAAAGATATTACGGAGGATTCCTCAGTTATCGATGGTGATTTTGAAATTGTAGATGATGAACCATCTGAACAACATGCTGAATCAGAGCAGACAGAGGTAATATTCGATGATGTTCAGTGAAACACCAACAAAAGTTCTCCTCCCGGCATGGATCTGGGAGGAGGCCCAAAATGAAGTGCACTTTAAAAAGCTTGTACTAGATTATATGCGAAGATATCCGGAGTATTCCATCAAAAGTGTAAAAGGGCAATTTGCAATTTGTGCCCGTAAATAAGAGGGAAGGAGGGCATAACAAGCATGAACTACATAAAACAGATTAACGCATTCTATGATCGGCTCGAGACGAATTCACTTAGCACATCAGCAATTGCTTTATGGCACGCGTTGATGCATATAAACAATAAGGCTGGATGGCAGAGAGAATTCTCGGTGGCTGTATCGGTGTTATGCGTTAAGACCGGCCTTTCCGAAAGAACAATATCTAATGCAAGAAATGAATTGAAACAAAAGAAATTCATAGATTTTAAATCACGCAAAGGGAATAAATCAGCAGTTTATATATTAGAAGATTTGTCAGAAACTATTGCTCGCAATCTTTCCTACAAATCAACCGATAAAGAAAATTTGCAGGAAATAAATGCCGACAATTCTTCCGGCAAAAATAGTGTGTCGGCAATAAATGCCGACAGTGTTTCCGACAATCTTTCCTACAATGTTTCCGACAGTGTTTCCGACAATCTTTCCGCATTAAATAAACTAAACGAAACAAAACAAAACGAAACTAATATAGCTGCTGCTAATAGGCAAACAAATTTTTTTAATCAGTACATGCTTTGTTTTAATAGACAACCTAATCCAATCCAGATTGAAGAGATTAACAGCTTTATAGACAATGACGGGTTGAGCGAAGAAGTAATTTGTCTTGCATTTAAAAAAGCTGCTGAAGCTGGAGCTAAATATCCATACGCAAGAGCTATTTTGAACAGTTGGGCACAAAAAGGAATTAAAACCATTACTGACGCTCAAAAGGAACAGGAGGAAAGATTAAAAAAACAAACTAACAATAAAAAACGTGTTGAACCAGTTCCGAATTGGCTTAATAGCAGGGAGCAACAAAGCCAAGAGCAAAAAATTGACGAAAAAAAGAAAAGAGAGCTTGAGGAACGTTTGAAAAAGTACAGGAAGGAGGCGTAATTATGATTTTGTATCGCTCGTTATACATGGTTAACGATTTGAAAAAACAGTCAATCATCAATGAGCTACTAGCACTGGGCTTTGATTGTGATGGAGCTATTAATCTATATGACCTTGATTATTACGAACTTAAAAGCTTGTTAGCGACATTAAAAAGAATGGGACGTGATTTTAATGCGTGAGATGGAAAGAATGACAGTAAAAGGAACATACAAAGGAAAACCGATTAGGGCCGTACTGCTTGAAGGTACTACAGCGGTAAAACGATTTGAATATGTAGATGAGCCGGGAATTTGGTACTTTCCGCTAATTGAGGACGGTGGAAATATGGAAAGAGATAAATTTGTTTTGGAGGTGCAACATGAAGCTTGGAGATAGAGTGAAGTTTAGAAAATCACTTGTTAAAACTGGTGATAGTGTCATTTTCGGTTATATGACAGAGGACCAAGAAAAAGAACTAGAGGATAAAGGTTATATTGAACTGGTTAGGTGGCAAGTGAAAGACCACCAAAAAGAATTGGAAGGTATTTTGTGCGGGAAAAGAAGGATAACAATCAGCAACACCTTAGAATATGACGACAACCCATATCGAACAGAAGAAGGACTAGTCTCAGTAGATTCTGTTGAAGAAACCGTTTATCTAGTCGCTTGTGATTTAAGAGGATTTTATCGAGTAAAGGAAGAGGATTTGGAGGTGCAACATGACTGATACGAAAAGTGTATGAAAAATTAATTGAAGTGTTGGAGGGTGAAAAACATGACCGAACAAGAAATGCTGAAAGAAGCACTTGAATGGCAAGAACATATACGGAAATTAATTACTGCTACTGATGATGAATTATATCATAAACGTTCAAAAGTATTTGATTGGCTCTTGGAACAAGCGGAGAAAGTGGAATACTGGAGGAAGCAACATAGAAAAAGATGTAACGAACTTGAAGATGCGTACTTTAAGATTCAGTTGATAGAAAATCAACTACATCAAGCGCAAGCCAAAGCGGAACGGTATGAGAAGGCATTAGAATTTTATGCGGATGAAGAACATTATAAAGAAAAGCTAATCAGTGAAGCCCAATATGATGCTGATGGTATTTGTATTTCAAATGACGAATATGATCCTCCGATTATTTATTTTGATAGCGGAGAAAAAGCACGTCAAGCATTGGAGGGAACAAAATGAGCGATAAAGAACGCTTGGAAGATATAAAAGAAAAATATTCAGAAGTCACAGTTTTGGAATATATAAACGACATAGAAATAGTTGGAGTGGATATGAAGGATTTAGTTTGGCTTATCCAACAAGCTGAACGAGTTGAGAAATTGGAAGAAGAAAGAGACGAATGGAAAGATACTGCTCAATCTTATTACATGACGAATCAAGAGTTAAGAGAACAAAACAAACGCTACAAACGGGCATTGGAAGAAATATCAAATGCTGATTGGAACTCAGAAGGATTGGATGCGGAAAGGGAATTAGACAAGGTTACTGATGTAGCATTCAAAGCATTGGAGTGTGATGATGATTGAAATACGAACAAGCAAAAGCGCAGCTACAACACGCCCTAAAACATCAAAAGACCATATCTATCCCTAAGCTAAACACGTTGCTACAGAGCATGAATATTAGCTTTAAGCCATCCGAATCTGTAGAAGTTAAATATCTGAAAAGCGAGATTAAGAAGTTACGTAAACAGTTAAAAGAAAACGGGGGAACGAAAATTGAATTTAAATGAATTATTCGAATTACAAGCAAAATTGGATGACAGGATTGTGAAAGAAAAGGGTCTATACGGCGAGGACTTATTACCAAAGAAGATATTAGCGTTACAAGTGGAACTTGGAGAATTGGCTAATGAGTGGCGAGGGTTTAAGTTTTGGAGTAACAACAGGGAACCGAGATTAAAAGGTTATAAAGAAATAAAATGTAAATGGTGCAATGGTTCGGGCGATGATGGTTCAGGTGTATGTCCTGATTGTAAATGTGAAGGATATGTGTACAAAGAATACAACCCACTTCTCGAGGAATACGTGGACTGCTTGCATTTCATTCTGTCGATTGGGTTGGAGTTAGAAACAACAAATATAGTCATAGATAGTGATTATACAGGTGCAGACACAACCGAAACATTCATTTTTGCCTTTGAAACGGTGATTGAGTTGGCCCATTCTATTCGAGATGGAAATAAATCATATATTTATCAAGTTTATGAGGAACTGTTCAATCTTTTTGTGGGTTTAGGAGAAAAATATTTAGGTTTTGACTGGAACCAAATCGAACAAGCCTATCTCAATAAAAATAATATCAATCATCAAAGACAAGAGAGTGGTTACTAATGGCATGGATAAAAAACGGAAAAATCTACAAAATCGTTAATGCTATGTCAGAAACAAATTTTACAAATAACATAAATTCCCACAAAGAGCGTGGCTGGAATCTTGTGGGAGACATCAAACGAGATAAATACGGTTTTTCGTGCTTGATGTTTTGTGAAAGGAAGGGGTTACGTGACAGCAACAAAATATAACTCCAAGAAAGTAGAGCTAGACGGATATACATTCGATTCACAGATTGAAGCTAGGTATTACCAACGGTTGAAATGGCTGCAGGAGCATAAAGAAATACTGTTTTTCCGGTTACAGCCAAAGTATTTACTCCAAGAAGCGTTCAAGAAAAACGGTAGAACTTATAGAAAAATAGAGTACATTGCCGACTTTGAAATACATCACTTAGATGGAACAATCGAGGTTGTGGACGTGAAAGGGATGGAGACAGAGGCCTTCAAAATTAAGAAAAAACTGTTTGAAAAGAAATACCCCCATAAACTCAGCTTAATTACATACGTCAAGAAATATGGGGGATGGATTGAACTAGAAGAATTAAAGAAAAGGAGAAAACAAGCGAAGAAGGTGAAATAATATGTCGTCAGTCCTTAAAAATGGCTCGTTTGACGTTTTGAAAGTTTCAGAGATAAATAATACCCAGACAAGCTTAATCGGGCAAAATGAGCCAATAACAAAGCGATATGAGGCATTGAAAGAGCAGTTAGAAATCGCACTTAAGACAAAAGACCAAGCAATAGCATATAACGCAATTTTAGAGAACCTGCTGTACAAGGCAGAGCAAGAAATCAAAAGGTTGAATGAAGAAATCAATCAACTTACACGAAAGTAGGGCTAGGGGATGAATGTTGTTATTGTAGATGACCGGAAACCGTGGATGAAAGAGGAAGATAAGCTAATGACATGCGCTTGGTTTTGCCCGCTGTATAGAAAATGTAGTAGCAAGTTTGGGCGCGATTGCAAACGGCTAGGCGGACCGGAAATACCGAAAATAAGAAGTGAGGAGTGAGAACGTGAAAACAAATAAACAAGACTTACAAGAGTGGAAAGAGCGGTTGGCAAAAGCAGAAGAATTGATTTAAAAAAGCCAGGACCACTCCCGGCGAATGTACTCGATAGTTTTATTTTAACATGGGAGTGGTTCGGTTGAAAATAGATACAGAAAACATGATAGCAGAAATCAGTCTCACGGAAAACTCTTTATATATCGTGAAGGATGGAAAGATAACGAAAGTAGAAGCAATAGAATATGGTGAAGACAAAATCATCTGGAAAAATGGACAAGTGTTAGATTTTATTCGGAGTGAGAGGGTGAGGGTTTAATGATTGAATTAAAATATGTTATTACAAATGGATATGTTGATGAAGTAATGATAGAAAATGCGTTAAATGATGGTTGGAACTTCGTTTGTACTGTGCCTGCTAAACTGATTCATCCACATGCTTTAGAAACTGATAAAGCAACTATTCTTAGCAAATACCATAAATAAATTTTGTCCCTACCGAAGAACGGACGGACACATTCTTGTTGCGATTATTCGTGATGAGTTTGTGTCCGTTTTTATTTTGTACGAAAGGAGTAAAAATATGCGGAAGAAACTTTTATATAAAACAAGCTACTGCAAGGGGTGTATTTGGCTCAAAAACGGCTCGTTTTGCCCTTTTAAACGTTGTGTGAAGGGTTTTGGTTGGGTTGCGGATAAAAAGGCAGAGGAGGGTCGGAGCTGATGAATAAAAAAGAAATTGAGGAGATACTAAAGAATTACCACTGGATGTTGAATAGTATCAAATTAGAACGGGAAGCACTTAAACAAATAGGCGGAAATTTATCGGCAAAATATGGAATTGAAGCCTCTTTGCCAAAAGCACATGGGCAGAGTGGTGACCCGGTATTTCAAGAAGTTGTTCGACGTAGTAAGCGTTGGAAGAAGATTGAACGTTATGAAAGAGAAATTAAAATTATTCAAGACCGTATAGAACGTATAAAAGATGAACGTGAAAGTGAAGTCCTATATTGGTTACTCGAGGGAAAAAGTTATCGCTGGATTGGTCAACATATGGGTTTTTCTTCTTCTCATATCAAAAGACTCAGGGATTCTATTGTTGAACAATTAGCTGATACAAATGGCACAAATGGCACAGATGGGACGAATTTCCAAAATCGAAAATCGGCATGTTAAAATGG